ATGAACACCTACACCAACCACAAAGGCATTAAATCCGCGCTAAGCATACCACCCTTGCATTCGCACGTAGAAGTTAAGGATTCAACGTGCCAAGGGCTTTACTTACGCATCCAACCCACGGGAAACGCTACCTTCATACACCGCTACAAAATCAACGGCGTGAGGCGCGTTTATACCTTCGAGAATATTACCCTCTCAAAATCCAACACTGAACGGCAAATCAGCGAAGCTTTAGCCAATGCACGCGCAATATGTGCAACCCAACGGGCAGAAATGAAGGCGGGCACTGATCCTGCAATAGAACGTGACCTGAAAACGCACCATATCGCCACCATGCCCACGGTTTCAGAGTTTGCCGACACCTTCATAAACCGTCACATGAAAGGTAAGAAAAGCGGCACGGAATACAAACGTATCCTGAATGTGGATGTGTTGCCGATAGTGGGAAATATGCCGCTCGACAAGGTGGAGCGTAAACACATCATCGGGTTACTTGACCGCAAACAGGACGCGGGGGTAATGGTTGCCCGAAACATGGTAATAGCCGTGCTTTCCAAGATGTTTAACTTTGCCATAGAGCGGGCATTACTCGAACATAACCCCGTGACCGGTATCAAGAAGACCAAGACCAAAGACAGGGAACGGGTTCTTAGTGAACGTGAAATTAGATTGCTATGGGAATACACCAACTCGACCACCAGTCGGCTTGACCCGTCTACGCGCCTTGCATTGCGCCTTATCCTTGTTACTGGGCAACGACCGGGCGAAATATGCCAGATGAAGGAAAAGCAGATAACCGGCAATATCTGGCACATACCCGACACCAAAACCGACAAATCACACGATGTATTCCTCACCCCAATGGCATTACAGATCATCGAAGAAGCGCGGATGTTTGGGCGTAAAGGCTATCTGTTCATTGATAGCAGCGGCAAAATGAAGGACAACAAGACCCTAGCGCAAAGTATCGGGAAATGGTCAGTTCAATGGGATGACAACCCAGAGGGCAGACCAACCCCGCACGACCTACGGCGGACGTTCACCACGGGGTTAGGCGCGTTGGGGTTCAGCCGATTCATTCAAAACCTTGTAACCAATCACGCAGACAGCAGCATAGGCGGCATTTATGACCGCCATTCCTACGCCAAGGAACGCCAACAAGCACAAGAGGCATGGGAGCGGCGGTTAACTGAGATCGTGACCGGCGAACTATTGGGAAATGTAGTGGAGTTCAGGTGGGCAGAATAGCCGCCACCACACCACCAGAGCCGCACACGTTGCGGCTTTTTTGTGCCTCACCGTTGGGGACTGGATAACCTAATTTGTGTGATTTTGGTGTGATTTTTGTGATTCTGTGATTTTTAGGTTACTTTTTATACATATTGGTGATACTTATGAATAATAATTATACAAAATGATTATTATTTATTCATTTTTTGCACTGAAACGCTGTTTTTCATATTCCCAGTCTTGTGACTGTGATTTTTGTGATTCTGTGATTCCTGACAAAGCAGGCATTCAACACCCCAATGGACGGACAACACGCCGACAATCCGTGAACATGCCCCGTTGTCGAACTGCCAAAACTGACAAAACCCTCTACCGACTGGATGGAACGCCGAAAGCATAGGTATCTATTGCCCTTGAAAAGCGTTAATATTTAACGGTCAACAAGGCAGGAAGCACATGACCCCACACCAAGCAAAAGCCATTCTGAATGACCTAGCCAGCGATGGAAGCAGGGTATTCTTTACCCGTCATGCAGAAGAACGCATGGTGGAGCGTGAAATAACCCGTGTGCAGGTTTTACGCTGTTTGCAAGTGGGCAGCTTTGAAGAAGAACCGGCAAGGGATGCGCGGGGCAGTTGGGCAATGCGGTTAAGGCTATTTACCGCAGGCGAATATATCCGCGTGGCGGTTGCCATTGATCAAGATCAGCACGGGAATCTTGCTGTGATTATTACCGTTATCTAGTGAGGCGTTGTTATGTCTGAATTATTCCATTATCAAAGTTGCGGACTCGATAACGTATGGTTACGCAACGGCTTTGAAAGCAAGCAAACGCCTTACGGTGAAGCGGTAGCCATTGCCGATGTAGCAGGGCTACACAAAACCATAGGGCTATTCCTCACCAACAACCAACCCTTGTTAGATGGCGCGGAAATTCGTTTCTTACGCAAGGAACTAGACCTTTCCCAAACCATGTTAGGGGAAGTGTTAGGCGTGAGTGAGTCCACCGTGAGGAACTGGGAAGCAGGGCGGCAACCCATCACGGCGGCGGCGGATAGATTCACCCGTTTGCTGTACCAAGAACACATTCAGGGTAACGCCTACATCAAAGCAATGGTGGAACGACTGAGTAAACTTGACCATGCACGGCACATTCAGCGGCTTGAACTGGAAAGCACCCGAATGGGCTGGAAAGCCGCCGCCTAATCAACAGCGGAAACCGGAAACCACACCGTCACAAGTTTGGTCGGATTTTGTAGCGGACATTCTCAAAGAAAGAGGCAAGCCATGAGATACGCAATTATTAAAATTGAACCCGAATTAGCGGCTGATCTGCTGGCAATGGGCGCGGCGTTTGACGATGCGTTAAGCACTGGCAACTATCAGGGCGAAGTGTTCAGCTTTGAAACACCCGGCGCATTATTCGCAGCCATTACCCCAAAACGTTGGGACGTGCTGAACCGCTTGCAAGGTAAGCAACCCATGAGCATTCGTGAGTTAGCCAAGCAACTGGGGCGCGATGTGAAAAACGTACACACCGACGCAATCAAGCTGCTAGACATCGGTTTACTAGAGCGTGACGACGCGGGGCGGATATATTCACCCTTCGCAGAAATCAAAACCGAATTCACCCTAAGAGGTGAGGCACAAGCCGCTTAAGATGAACAGTGGCAACGAGCCGCCGCCTAATCAACAGCGGAAACCGGAAACCACACCACCACCAGAGCCGCACACGTTGCGGCTTTTTTGTGCACACAATAATAGGCTTAACGCCAGATGAATGAAGAAAAAAACGGTGAATTCTAAAATGTGCACAGATTTGCACAGGTGGAAAAATGCCATGTCAAAGATAAAGCATTGTTATTATTATGTTTTACTTGGTTTTTATCGGAAATCTCTTGCACAGGGCTTTTGTATTTAAAGATCAAAGCGCGAGGGTGGGAGTTTTTTTTCTTAATGAGTTGTTCCCTCGCGTGAGTTTGTGGCGATAACTCCAATGATTTCGATTATAAGAAAAACGAACGGCTGAAGGTTGGGTGGAAGTGGCAAAAGTTCCATGATGTGTTTTTTGTTAAAACATGGCAAGGAACAGCAAATAGATGGAAATAACAACAGAATGGATTAGGGCTGGTGTTGAAGGAACGACGGTGGACGGGCGGACCCTTTCGCGGGTTGTACTTGAGCAAATGGCTAAAAATTACAGTCAGTCTGTATATAACGCCAGAGTATGGCAAGAACACCTCAGGGGACTTACTGGGGACAGTATCTTTAAACCGCTGGGTGATGTTGTAGCGGCGAAGGTTGAGACAGTCACGGGTGGCATCCTTGGGGGGAAGTTAGGCTTTTATGTAAAGATTGCCCCTCACCCTGATTTGATTACATACGTTCCGAACGGTCAGAAAATTCACCTATCAGTTGAAATTGACACAGACTTTTCAGACACGGGTGAAGCTTATTTAGTGGGGCTTGGTGTCACTGATTCGCCCGCATCACTGGGGACTGAGGTTATGAAATTCTCGGTAACAGACAGGGGTAGTCATTTATTCTCAACGCCTATTGATGCTGAGTATATCGGCGATGATAAGAGTCAAAATAAAACAATTGAATTTTGTTAATTAGGAAATAGCAATGAATCCAGCAACACGAAATAAATTTAATATGCTCTCTGAGCATGTGAAACGCCAATTTGGCACTGATGACCCGTCAAGAAAGTTTTCAGTAGATCCAACATTGGTGCAAAGTCTTGTAGAACGTCAACAGGAAAGTTCAGATTTTCTCAAAGACATTAATGTTCTTCGAGTTTCAGCACAAAAAGGGCAACGCTTAGGGGTTGGTATTGGCTCACCAGTAGCAGGACGCACCGACACAAACCAAAAAGACCGCGAAACAACTTATGTTGGTTCAATGGATTCGGATGGTTATGAATGCGTACAGACAAACTTTGATACGCATGTTTCCTATTCTATGATGGACAGTTGGTCACATCTTGACGATGCGATTTTCAGAAAGAAATATTCAGAAGCCTTCGTTAAACGTATGGCACTTGACCGTATTATGATTGGTTGGAATGGTAAAACGGCGGCGCGTGAAACTAACCGTGTTGAAAATCCACTTCTTCAAGATGTTAACATCGGTTGGCTTGAAAAAATCCGTCTTAATGCCCCTGCTCAAATGATGGGCTATGACGGCGAAGGCGAAGAGACAAGCGCAGAATTCAAGATAGGCGAAGGCGGGAACTATGGCACGCTCGACGCTGCTGTTTTTGACGTAATCAGCCTGCTAGATGAATGGCACGTGGGTGGTGATGATTTGGTGTTGATCGTCGGGCGTGAATTGTGGGTTAGTCATGGGTTGACACTGTACAACGAAAGTCGCGCTGCAACGGAACGTAACGCGCTGCAAGTCTGGTTAGCTAGTCAGGCAGTGGCAGGATTGAAAACCGTAACAGTGCCATTCTTCCCGGCACGCGGTTTGCTCGTCACGTCTTACGATAACCTTTCAATCTACTATCAGGATGGGGCAACCCGTCGCGCCATCATCGACAACCCAAAACGCGACCGAATCGAAGAATACCTTTCTTCAAATGATGCTTATGTGGTGGAGGATTACGGCAAGGCGGGCGGCATCCGTTCGGGTGCTATCAAGCTGAAAAACGAGGCTGGGAACTGGTACTGATGACCGTTTCACTAGCGGCTAGACATAAGCAGGCTATTACCCGTCAGCATGAAAAGAAAGTCATGCCGGGTATTAAGCCTGCCAGTGGGATAGTCTATAGAACCTATAAGGTGAAAATAGAAATAGAGCTTGCGCAGATGTCAAGGTTTCGCAGCATCAACAAGCGCAATAGTATTAAAGAATCCGTCATACCCGATTATATGAATTATGTGCAGAGTGTTATTAGTGGTGATTCTGGATTACAGGATAATGTGCTAGTAACGGTGATGATTTGGTGTATTGATGTTGGTCGTTATGCTGACGCTTTATTAATGGCTGAGTATGCAATTAAGCATAGGCTTAAAATGCCAGATGATTATAAGCGCACATTGCCGGAGTTTGTTGCAGAAGAGTTTTCAAACAAAGCTATCAGTGGAATAAGAGCAGATTACCTTCTTGATTCACTTGAGCAAATCGACGAATTAACACTAAACGAGGATTTAACAGACGAAATAAGGGCAAAATTGCATAAAGCTATGGGTATGGCATGGATGAAAGCATCTAATGAAAAAGCACTAGAGCATTTCAACCGTGCACTTGAATTCAATCCGAAAGCCACGGTGAAACGGCTAATCAAAGGAATCATGAAACAGATAGGAGGAAGCAGCGATGTCAGCTAAACCAGAAATACAATGGATGTCAGAAACATCCGTTGCGCGTCATTTTGGCTTTCGTAATCCTTGCAATATTGAGGGCTGGGGTATTCCGCACTTGAGAGTTACCACGGCAAAAGGGCGCGTTGTTCGTCGCTATAAAAAAAGCGATGTACTTAATTTTGAACAAAGTAATTTTAAAAAGGTTGATTAATCAAATGAACAAGACAGCAATTTTTGTATTAGTAAATATTCGCCGTGCACGTCTTTTACTTGAAAAAGCAGAGGGCTTTATGGTCAAACGGTATCGGCTTTGGTAACGGGTAGGAAAGTCGTGGAAAAGCGGCTAGAGGGGGCTGCTCCATGCTGTTAAGTCTCGATTACGACAATACATGGACAGCAGCCCCAGACCTTTGGCAAGGAATGGTCGAAGCATTCAAGGCTGATGGTCATCGTTTTGTGTGTGTTACATCGCGCAAAGAAACCGCCGCCAACAAGAAAGCGTTGGGCGAAAGCATCGGTGTGCATATGCAGATCGTTTATTGCGATGGCAAACCCAAGGCCGAAACCGCCAAGAAAGCAGGCTTTGTTCCTGACATCTGGATAGACGATAGACCGGAGACAATCAATAGCCAAGCAAAGCAATGGGTTTAATGAATAACCAAGCATTCGCCAGTTTATGGCAGAAAACTTACCACACCATGCAACAAGCAAGACCGCATATTGAACTAAAGGCGCGTAAATCTCGCGGCTATTACCGGTCAAACCTAGCGCATGAATGGTGTGTGTTTCTGGTTAAAGATGTGCCGCTTGACTAAGTGTTAGACACAAAAAACCCCACCGGGCTAAGAGTGGGGTTTATGAGTAATTTTTGTAATTGAATAGGAGTCCATTATATGGGCTACAGCAACGCTTTGCCTAAAAACCCCTACTTACCCGCTTTGGTGAGAGCTTCATCAATGATTTGGCGTAGTTCATCCACGGTTATACACAGCCTGCCTTCCTGCCTGATGCTTTGTTCAAGACGCACAATAATTTCAGCGTTCAGTGAACGCCTGTTCTGTTCTGCCAGCTTCTCTATTTGTTCTTTGACTTCAGGCGGCATCCGAAGACCAAACGGCGGTATTTGCTTGTTCAT